CTATAATATAGTATATGGCAAAATACAAACATTCTGAAAATTTTATAAAAAAACAAGAAATAAACCAATTATTTGGCAAAGACCCCACATTGCTTGCTGATTTTACTAATTTTTTGGATAAAAAAGTTGGTAAAGTTGATTCAAGTGAACTTGCTAAACATGGGGGGCCTTTATCTAATATATATGGTTTTATTGCAGAGCATATTGGACAATACAATCCCGATGAAATATCTATAGATACATATAATAAAATGAGGATGAATGCCCAAATAGCTGCTGGGCTTAAAGTTATAAAATTACCCATAATTGGCCAGCAATGGACAACTGTTTGTGATGATAAGGATATTGCAGAATTTATTGACCAATTATTAAGACCTTTATGGTATAACTTATTAACTTCTACACTAAGTGCTGTGGATTTTGGTTTTGCAGCTCATGAAATAGTTTATGATATAGAAGATATAAGTCTGAATAGAAAGTATGAAAATAAGCCTTTCTATAATGGCAAGGCTGTTGTGTGGAAAAAGTTTAAATCTTTATATCCTGATACAGTTACTATTAAATTAGATGAAAAAGAGAATTTTAATGGTATTGTTCAAAAATGGGTAGGTAAAGATGTAATTCTTCCGGTGGAAAAATCTTTTATATTTACACATGATAAAGGTGATAGTTTTGGGAATTTGTTTGGAGTTAGTCGAATGAAACCTGCTTATGATGTTTGGTTCTTCTGGATAAATCTTTGTCAATTCATGATGAGATATTTTGAACGAAAAGGAACCCCTCCTACAATCATAGGTTTTCCTTTGGGGCAAACAAAAGATGGAACAGATCATGCCGACATTGCTTTGGAGATAGGGAAGGCATTACAGGGGGAGAGCGTTGTTGCTGTGCCAAGTACAACGTATGAAAACACGCCAAAAAAGTGGACGGTTGATTATCTTCTTGACGATAAACGTGGGGAAATGTTCATTTCAGCACTAACTTTTTTTGAAAATAAAATCCTCCGTGCTATGTTTGTCCCTGAAAGAACAATTACGCAAGATTCTTCATCTAAAGCAGGGTCTTATTCTTTATCTCAGACCCACGCAGATATGTTTCTTTTAGGTGAAGAAGCTTTGTTGGTAGATATAGAAAATCAAGTAAACAAATATGTGATTAGACGCCTTGTTGAATATAACTTTGGTGCTAAAGCACCCGAATGTTATATAAAAATTGAACGTATCACAGAGGCACGAAAAGGTTTTTTAAAAGATGTATTTATGGAAATGATAAAAAATGGATCTGCTATTCCTGCTGCAAGGGAGATTGCTGATGTTGTGGGAGTACCCCTTGATGATGATGGAAATCCAAATACAACTAATGATGATGGTCAAGGAAACCTTGACGGTTCAAATAAAAATAAGAAAGGTTCTGTAAAAGGTAACAAACCTGTTAAGAAAGAAGGAACAGATAATAAAAAATTTGGTGAAATTACTTGGTGGAGAGAACCCAATAAATTTGAAGACCCAAAAATGTTTTCTGAAATAGAAGAAAAATCAAATAAGATTGAAAAAGAATATTTAGATAATTTAGTAAATGAAATATGGATTAAACAGAGGGAACAAGTTATAAATAAGATAATAAAGATGTTATCTGATAAAGGTTCAGTAGAAGATATTTGGTATAAAAAAGTTATTGACCAAAATGATACTGAAACTGTTACTTTATGGAGACCTTTAAACACAAAAATATTGGGGATATTTTCTTCTTTGATGAAAGAGGGGTATCTTTTTGGGCAAGCTACAGCGATTCAAGAATTGGGTATTGAAGATAAACCTATTTTGGATAAAGAAGGAAAATCTTTTATACAAGATAGAACAAGAGTTATAACAGACCAATATTTTTCCAACATGAAGTATAAAACGGAGATTGCTTTACTTTCAGCTTCATCTGAATTGAAAGAACAAGCAATTATAAATGATGTAAAAGCTCAATTTGATACCATAAAAGATAAAAATTTAGTGGATATTGTTAATTCTGAATGGATGTTGTTCTTAAATAAAGGTAGAGCAAAAATTTCAAAGGAGTTTATTTAATTGTGAAAATGCTTTCTTTAGATAGATTAAAAAACATGAAATTAGTAGACATAATTTCTCCAAGAATTGTTAGATTTAAATGGGTTGCAAAAGATGATCCAAAGACTTGTGTTTATTGTGCAAGCAGATCTGGGATGGTTGTGGAAGCCACCGACCCAGAATATACTATTTATATGCCCCCGGCCCACCCCCATTGTAGATGTCTCTGGCAATCCCTAACTTCTGATGAAGAGTTTATCCCTGAAAGATCATGGATTAAACCTACTGAAAGTATGATAACAAGATATGCCCCTTTTCTTTTACTTGTTCCTTTTCTTAAAGGAAAAAAAGAAGAAATAATTGATATTATTCCTTTTTTACCAGAAGTACCAGAACCAAAATTTAATCCAGAAGAAATTTTGGTTATTAATAATATAGAAAATACGAAAGAAAAAGTTAAAGATTCTTTAGTAAATAATATTATAGAAGTGGTTTTTATTGGTAAGAAAGGTGAAACAGTCCTGGATAAAGAATTTGAAATTGATTCTTCTTTTGATTTAACTATTAGGGAGGAAAAATTAGTTAAGGAAAAAGCCGTTGCATACATAATGGATACAAATTTTGAAGCATTTTCTATATGGGAAGATGAAATAAAAAAGAAGTATTATTTGAAAAATAAATTTTAACATTTAAAAAGGAGTTTGATAAACATGCCTTGGACTTCTGGGGACGTTGATGGTCATTACAAAGGTCTTGATAAAAAAGGGAAGGATTTGTGGGTAAAAGTTGCCAATTCTGCTTTAAGTCGTTGTGTGGAAAAAGGTGGGGATCAAAAAGAATGTGAAGTTTCTGCTATACGCCAAGCCGCTTCCGTTGTAAAAAAGAATTTAGAAGATCCTGAAAAATCTTTTTATTATTTAACAGATATTTCTGATATTCAATTGGAAGAAAAAGAAGGGAAAAAGTCTTCTTGGATAGAAATATTTCGTATTGGTAAATGGTCCCACCCGAAATATGGAATAATAGAAGGCACAACTAAGTTATTTGGTGATTTTATCAAAAATTGGAAAGACAGGGTTTTGGGGAGGGATATTTCTTTGGACAAGACCCATGAACCCTCTGATGGGGCTACTGGTTGGATTCAGGAGTTAAAAATAAAAGGTGATAGATTATTGGCTTTGATAGAATGGACCCCTTGGGGGATTGAACTCATTGAGCAGAAAGGCTTCAAATATTTTAGCCCAGAATATCGTGATTCTTATACTGATAAAGAAACTGGGAAAGAATATAAGAATGTACTTTTCGGCGGTGCCTTGACTAATCGCCCATTTTTAACAGACCTTGCCCCAATAATCCTTAGTGAAGATATGGATATATTTCAAAAATATGAAGATTCAACTTTAAACAATGAATTAAAAGAAGAACTTTGGATTGCATTAGAAGAATATGCAAACCATGATGAAGAAAAGATAAAAAATATTATGAATGTTATGAAAGAACACATGCAGGAAATGATGGATGAAATGAAAACCAAGAATGGGGAAATGATGGTTAAGTCCATAATTAAAACTCACATGCAACAAATTATGAATGAAATTATGAACAATATGGATTGGGTAAAAAGTATGAATAATCCAAACGAAGTAAAATCTAATTATTAAGGAGTTGTTTTAAAACATGTCCCATACAATTAGAAGAAAAGAAAATTGGGTTTTGTCGAATGCTGTTGAGGATGAAATAGCTCGTGGTTCTATAGAAGGTATATCAGAATTTTTAGGTTTTGGTGAAAGGGATGCTATTCAAGTTGTTGCTGGTGGTTCAGATTTATGGAGAGGTTCTTCAGTTACACAGCCTTGGCCTAATCAATCAGGAGGGGAACAAATGATGGTTTTATCCTCTTCTTATGATGATAGATTAACTGGTACAGGGATTCAAAAAGTAGAAATAGATTATTTAGATGCTATTGGGAATGAGCAATATGAAACTGTAAATATGAATGGAACAGCATGGGTTAGGGCTTTGGGAACAAATATAAGATTTGTGAATGCTATTCATGCAATACAAGTTGGTTCAGGTACAGTTGCTCAAGGGGATATTTCTATATGTGCAAATGGAACATTGGCTGCTGTTTACAATATGATTTCTGTTGGTGGTAATATGTCTTTAAGTTGTCAAAGAATGGTCCCTTTTGGGAAAACTTTTTATTTGCATGAATGGTCTACTACTGGGGCTTCTTTAGCTACTGCTAATGGTGCAAGGGTTCGATTAAGAGCAACGACAATACATGGAACAAGGATAGTAAATGTTTTTTTATTTACTGATACTGCAATGCTTCAAAATTCCACATATAATAAAATATTCCATATACCAAAGAAAATACCACAGCTTTCAGTTATTAAAGCAAGTTGCGAAGTTAGTGGTGCTGGTCCTTATGTAGCAGCAAGTTATTCTGGAACATTGGAGGAGAATGAATAATGGATAAATTTAAAGAGATTCTTAAATATGTGTTTTTAATAAGCATAGTTTGGTGTATTGTTGGTGGTTTAATTGTGTTTCACTTCTCAAAAAATGTGGAAGTTAAAAATTTACAAATAAAGACATTGGGTGTAGTCATTGGGGAGCTTACGAAATCCCCATGCATGGAGCAAGAGAGGAAAGTAAATGAATGAGGGTTTTGATAAAGCTTTTGAATTTACAATAGGGGTTGAGGGTGGTTATGTAAATGACCCTTCCGATCCTGGTGGGGAAACAAAATTTGGGGTCAGTAAAAAATCTTATCCAAATTTAGATATTAAAAATTTAACAATAACTCAGGCCAAAGAAATTTATTATAAAGATTATTGGATTCCTGCAAATTGTGACAAACTTGTTTCGGCTGGATACCCCATGTTAGCCAAGGTTTCTTTTGATGCAGCTATTAATTGTGGTGTTTCTACAGCCAAGAAATTTATACAAAAATACCTTGGGTTGTTGGATGATGGGATAATTGGATCTCAAACATTTAGAGTACTATCTTTACAATCTGATTTAAAAGTTTCTATTGGAGCTGTATTTGAACGTGAAGATTATTATGATGAGATTGAGAAAAAGAATGAGAAGCTTTTAAAATATGAAAAAGGGTGGGAAAGAAGAATAATAGATTTACTTGTAACAGAAATTGAAACATTTTATGTTAAAAAATAATGTATATATAATATGCAGACTCGTTTTGAAACAAAGGGGCAATACTTCTATTTTGACCTAATTCTGGATGATACTTTTTATTATAATACTTATAGTGATGTTGAAATAGATGCTTTCCCTGTAATAGATATTGACCAACTTTGGATAAATATTCTTTCAGATATACCTTCTTCTTTTTCCATACAAATATTTGATACATGGCCTATTCCAGAAGATTCGATAGAATCCTTAAATCTTATAGGGGCACATTATTTTACTTCTTTTGACAAGATAGATGAAGATCTCTTTAGCAAGGAGAGAGACGCTTTATTTTTTTATCAAACAGGATTTATTCTAAGAGGAATTAGAATTAAAAGATTGGGTAAAACTGGTGAACAAGACTGCATGGTTAGATTAAAATTTATTTGTAGAAAAACACAATAAAATGGCAATAATCTTACCAAGAACTTTTATGGCAGCTTCTTACGATTTTTTGGAAGCAAGGGTAGCACAAAGTATTATTACTAGGTTCATCACAGCAGATGATAATTTAGTAACTTATGCAGGGACAGCTTGGGCTGAACAGAAGGAATTGAGGTTTGTTAGGAATACTTCAGAAATGGAAAGTAATACTTTGATTGTAAAAGCAGAAGCTATGGCTTCTGTAGGTACAACCAATATAGGATTTTTTATTAATTCAGAAAGTAATCCAAGAAAGGTTCTTTCCACAGTTGGAACAGCTTTTACTTTGTTGGAAGGAACTTGTTATATAGGGGATTTACTAAACGGAATTAATTCTATAAAAATTAACTTACAGAATTTAGAATATGGGACATCTTATCAACAATTGATAGAAATTTGGGAGAAACGCTGAAATGGAATTAATTAGAAACTTACCAACAAGAAGAGATAAAAATGGATATGCAGTATCCTGGGCCGTTTTTAAATGCCTTGCTTGTTTACAAGAAGTTGAAAGAAGATTAACTAATGGTTTAAAACAAAACTCTTGCGGTTGTGTTCAATACAAATTATCTTCTGAATCAAATAAAGGTCAAAAAAGAACAGAAGAGTCAAGACAAAAAATGAGAGAAAGTCATTTAGGTAAAAAATATACAGAAGAAACTAAAAAAATATGGTCTAAGCAAAGAAAAGGTGAGAATAATCCCATGTATGGTAAAATAGTATCTGAAGAAACAAGACAAAAGATAAGAGAAAAAGCTATAGGTAGAAAACATACAGAAGAGGAGAATAGAAGGAATTCTGAAAGAAATAAAGGAGAAAATAATCCTATGTATGATACTCATAGATTTGGTGAATTATCAACTAATTGGCAAAATGGAAAATCCTTTGAAATATATCCCCCTGAATTCAATAAGGGATTTAAACAACAAATATTGGAAAGAGATAACTATACATGTCAAGACCCAAATTGTGAACATAAATCAAATACTTTAGATGCACATCATATAGATTATGACAAAAAGAACAATATACCAGAGAATGTTATAACTTTATGTAGAAGTTGTCACATGAAAACTAATGGCAAAAATAAAAGGCAATATTTTACAGAATTCTACCAAAATATAATGATGGGTAAATTAATGGAATGCTTACTATAATAGAAAGGGGGTGATTTTCATGGCTTTAAACTTAAGACGAGTGGGGGAAGTAGCTGACGGGTCTGTGACATCTGCCAAATTAGCAGATGGGGCGGTTATTACAGTTAAACTTGCAGATGATGCAGTTGTAACAGGAAAAATAGCTCCTGGAGCAGTTGGTTCAACAGATTTGGCTGATGATGCCGTAACCTCAGCTAAGATTGCTGCTGATGCAGTAACCTCAGCTAAGATAGCGGATGGTGCAGTAGGTTCTACTGAAATAGCGGATGATGCTGTTATTGGGGCTAAAATTGCTTCTGGGGTTGTTGATGCGGAATTGTCTTCTAAGCACAAAACTTCTTTAGTTATTGGTGATGATTCTGAAGTTTCTGTAACAGGGGTTACTCCAAGTATACAGAAAACACTTAGATTTGTGAAAGCATCAAATCTTCCAGGAACTACTTTAATAACTAAAACTGAAATGAAAAGCAATAATGCTCTTTACACAGCTACAGTAAGATACAAAATTGATGGTGTTACAGTAGGTTCTGATGAGACTTCGGTGGCTACAACTTATGAATTAAAAGAACAGGAAATAGATATTTCTGCAATAGCTAATGGAAGGCATTTGTTAGATGTAGAATTAGTTTCTGATGACGCTGCTGGAATTTCTTACAATCAGTTAGTTGAATTACATTTAGGGGGATAGTTTTCTATTTAATCTCACAGTTTTTTGGGTTTCTGCCAAAAACCCAATTTTATATAACTATTTGATAATAAAGGAGTTTTTAATATTTTAAACCTAAGACGCACGTTTTGGAAAGAAAATTTATACTCTTGCTCCTTTAGATGGGGGACAGATGTCCCCCTTTTTTCTAATATCCTTGCTTTATGGAACCCATTAGGCAGTGGTAAAAACTTAAATATTTTGGAAATAAGTATGGGTGCTTCCGCAAGTGGAAGTATTACAGTTATATCTCAAGCAGTTTTATTTACAAGCATCGGCAGTGGGCCTACTGATTTAACAGGAAATATAATTAAATATAATCCTAATTCTCCAAATTCAGTTGCCCAAATATATGCCGGGGGATCTTTGACTTTAGGGAATGTTGTTGATAGAAGAACTTTCAATTTTTCTAATGGTTCACCACCACAAAGCATTGATTTTAAACAGGAATTTGAACTTTTGCCGGGGAATGGGGTTTGTATAGTCCATGAATCTGAAACTTCTGGCAATGTTTTTTTACCCTGGAGCACTTTTTCTTGGTTTGAATAGAGATTTTGGTTATAACTCCTTGTTTTTAAAAGAAAAGTTTATTTTTTTTAGGTTTTTGTACTATAATATATTATAGGATTGATATAAAGGGGGTGAAGTATGGCTATTTTAGAGGAACAAAAAGTTAAATTTTTTCAATTTTTAGATAATATATTAAAAGAAAAATCAACTGCTTTGGTTGATGGGGGAGACCTCAAAACAAAAGATTTGAAAAAAGAGGGGGGTGAAGATAATATGGCGGAAGAAAAGAGATTAGAGGATATGGAAAAGAAACTACAAGAACTTTCAGATACTTTTGCAAAGGATAAGAAAGCTATGGAGGATGCTCATAAGGCTTCTATTGCTGAAGTTGAGAAAAAGCTTTCTGAAGAAAATTCAAAGAAAATGGAAGAAACTAATAAAAAATTGGCTGATGCTGAAGCTAAACTTGCTGAAAGGGATAAAGACCTTCACACAGAAAAGGTTAAAAATACTTGTTCTGCTCTTGTAGAAAAAGGTTTTTGGCCCGCAGTGATTGCCAAGGTAGAAAAGGTCATGCTTTCAGATGTTGATGGAAAGTTTGCCACTATTAAACTTGATGATAAGTCAGATATGTCAATAAGTGAAGTATTGGTTGATATTCTTGAAACTATTCCAACAGAAGTTAGGGTCAATCTTGAAGAAATTGCTCATAACAAGAAAAATGAAGACCCTAATAAGAAATATATGAGCGATAAAGAAGTAGAAGAATATGCAAAGACAAATAAACTTTCTTATCAAGAAGCTTGTTCAGTTCTTACAAAAGAAGGTAAAATAGAATTATAAAAAATTTATTGAAGGGGGTGATTTTTAATGCCACAGTTTTCTACAGGGGATAATAAAGGTGGTCATAGATCAGCAAAGTGGGTTCCTTCAAGTTATGGGTTTGAAGGCCATGTTGTTAGAACTGCTATAGGAACTGCTGAAGCTGCTGAATATTGTCATACTGCTGCTGATATACCTTGGGGTATTTTAGCAAATGATGGAACACAGAACAATCTTGTTACTGTTGCTACTGAAGGCGTAATTAATATGAGGAATTCACTTAATGGCACGGTTGCTTTAGGTGATCCTATTATATTGGATTATACAAATAGTGGGGGTACAACTGGTTTTGTTCGTAGTGGTTATACATCTCAAGCTATTGCATCTATAGCCGCAGGTGGGGATATAGGTACACATGTTATACCACATGCAGGACTTAGTTTCAAGGCTGTTCCTGGGTCAGTAAGAGAGACAGGGACAAATTCTTTCTTGGTATTACAAGCAAGTGGGACTGTTCTTATGTCAGTTGATGCAGGTGCTTTCGGTGGTGGGAATTTCTATTATCAAATTGATCAACCTGTGCTTGGTTTTGCTAAGGAAGTTGCAACTACGCCAAGACAGTTGTTTAAGGTTGAAATAGTTAAAGATAGATTTATTAAAAATAATACAGTAAATTAATGAAAGGTGGTGGAAATGAATGGCTATAACAATTCAAACAGGGAAGATAAAGACTAATCAGCATTTGTCCAAAATTGCGGTTCAGTATAGTAATGCCGCTTTTGTGGCTGAAAAGCTTGCACCTTCCTTTTTTGTAACAAAAGAATCTGATATATATAGGAAGTATAAGAAAGATGGTTACTTCTCTGGTGCTCCTAAACGGGCTGATGGTGCTCCTGCTGAGGAAGCTTCTTTAGCGTATGATGAAGATACATATTCAACATACGAAAGAGCACAGAAGGATATGGTAACTGACCGTGCAATGAACAATGCTGATAATGTATTCAATTTAAAGGCAGATGTTACTAAATTCCTTGCTGAGAAAATAAAGCTTGGTGTGGAGATTGACGTTGCAACACTCCTAACAGGTGCTTCTGGTGGTATTTCTGCTGCTGCTCCTGATTTCATAGTTACTCCTTCAAATCTTTGGGATGATTACACAAACTCAGACCCAGAGAGCGATATAAGCACTGGGAAGGAAGCTGTTACTGCAAGAACTGGTAGGGTTCCAAATGTAATTTTGGTTCCTCCCCACGTTGAGCGGTATCTTGCACATCATCCACAGGTGAAGGAATTACGGAAATATGTGGATCTAACCATGCTTACAAAAGGTGGATTGCCAAAAACCCTTTGGGATATGGAAGTTGTAATTGCTCCCGCTATTTACAATAGTGCTGTTCAAGGGCTTGCTCCTTCTATGGCTTATGTATGGGGTAAAAATTGCATCCTTGCTTATGTGAACCCTGCCGATACCATTACTCTTGCAAGAACATTTGTATTGTCAAGCCGTAATATGCAGGTTTCATCCTGGAGGGATGAGGAACGTGAAGGGGATTGGATCAGAGAGGTCCATAACTATGTTCCTAAAGTAATCTGTAATGATTGCGGATACTTACTTTCAGGTGTCATAACCTAATTTTAGTTTTATTAAATTGATGGGACCTCTATAAAAAGAGGTCCCTATATTATTGAGGGAATTTAAATGCTTGTGCGATGCAAACATTATAGCACCTTATATCCCAACGGTCCCCAAAATTTAGGGGATATTTTTGATATTACTAAAAATTTAGCAGAATATTATAAAGAACTTGGTTGGATCGAAATTCTTCCACAAGAGTTGCAGCCCAAAGGGAAAGTTGGTAAACGGAAAAAGGAAATAAATTTTGTAACAGATTTATCAAAAAGTGTTCTTGTTGATAAAAATTTAATACACAATTTTTCACATAAGAAATAAAGGGGGTTAGATAATCAATGGCTGATGTGATAGATAATAGTCAGTTTGGAATATATAGAGTTGGTCGGGTTCAATTGATGAGAGATAAGAATGTGGATGGATCATGGCTTATAAAAGTTCCCCAACATGTAATAACAGCTTTAAATAAATCAACTGCTCATACATACGGAACTTCTTTTGATAATATGAAATCAGTGACTATATGGCAAGTCGGAGGCGGAACCTATGCTGGAGTTGCTGGAACCGCAATCGGAATTTTTATTGGGACTGGGTTGATATAAATGCCAAGAGACTTTGATCAAATTATAAGATCCAAGGAAACGGATTCATGGAATCGTAGATGGCATGGTTCTATAGGAACTGTTAGCGGTGGAACAGTTAGTTTATCTGTTGCCCCTACTTCTGGAAGAGATATTCAATTTATCACTGGTTTATCTTTTTCAAGTAATTTGGCTGGTTGTTCTGTTCAGTTCTTAAATGGTACAGCATTTTTATATTTTATGCAATTACCTACTGCTGATAAAATAAATGAATTTTTTGTAACCCCATTGAAAACTTCAGAAGGCACTGCTTTGAATATAAAACTAAGTAATTTATTTGGCACAGCTTTTTTGAATTCACAAGGTTACACAGTTAAATAAAATGGCTATAACAAAACAAACACCTAAGATCAAAACAAATACATATTTAACAAAAATAAAACCTAAAAAGAAAAAATAATATGTCAATAAATTATTCAACTGGGACACAAACCATTGAACGTATTTTAAGAATAGCCTATGGGAATCTTTCGATAGGCACAGCTATGACAGATTCGTTAGGAACTTCTGATGTAAGAGCTTACATTGAAGATGGGGAACGCTACATAAATTCTCAACTTGAAGATACTGTTTCTTCCATTCCAGTAAGTCCTGCCCCAAATTCCCTTCAGTTTGCTTCAGATTATATGGGGGCATTTTTGCTTTACAGTGCAGTATTCAGTGCAAATAAGCCAGGTGAGTTATCAGACGTAGTGAAGTCTTGGAAAGAAATGGTGGATAAAACTATCGAATCTTATAAGAAGGGTTACATCTCAGGAGCCAGTGGGGATACTTCTAATATGGCTGGATACACAAGTGCTACAAGGATTTTCAAAGATCGTGGTGTGCAAGGAATCGGAGACGGATTGCTTGAAGATTCCAAGGACATAAAAACTCATTATAAAAAATAGTTATGATAACTTGGAAAGTAGAAATTGATGGTGCAACCGAAATTATAAGAGATTTTGAAGGATTAGATGAGGCACTAAAAAATAAAACTTTTACTAATGCTTTATGGAAAAATGTATTTGAACAAATTAGTGTTTTTATTAAGAAGCGTTTTGAAGAGGGGAAGTCTAATTGGAAGCCACTTACACCAATGTATAGAAAATGGAAAACAAGAGCAGTTAGCAAAGGATACAAAGTTAAGGTTGGTTCTTTTGGAAAAAGAGTATGCAAGTTAAACGAATTGGGACGCTTAACTAATACCATGTACACATCCGCAACAGAACGAGAGAAAGATGCTAACATATTTGAAGTTGATAAAATAGCAAATGGGGTTCAATTCAGGTATGCTATTTCTGGATCGAAGTTGCCCTATGCTAAATTTTTTAACAATAAAAGAGAATTTTTCTTCATCACGGAAGAGGAAGCCGAGCAAGTATTTCAAATTATGGAAAAAGCTGTAGAGACTAATATATAATGTCAAATCCTTCAGATACCACAAATTACATTGAAGACCTAATCACAAATGTGCACACAGTTATAAGTAATTATAAAGATTACTTAGCTGTTGCAGATATTGCAAAAACTGAGGATAATTTCATCCCCAAATACCCCTATATCACAATAGAATTGGATAGTATTACAGAAGCATGGAAGGAAATGCCTAGAAGAAAAACACTTTCTATGCAACTTTCCATAACATATTGGTATGCAAATTTAAATGACCGAAATTCCCGCCAGGGGTTAAGGACGGGGCTTTCAAAATTGGGGAACGTTTTAAGGGAAAATTGGGACATAAATGATTATTGTCCTCAATTAGGATCTGAAATTCTATCCATAACCCCTTATGTTTTGGCACGAGACCAAGAAATTGTTATGGGTGGAGTAGTCTCTCTGGTTTGCCATAAGATCATATCTGTTGTATTAACTTAGATCAAATAAAAACTTGCCTTTTATAAAATAATAAGATATAATATATAAATGAATATTGGAATTGTGTCTGTATATTTTGATCGTGGTTCTGGCGTAATTTGTCAACAGATTAAACAAGCTATTCAGTGGCATATACCAAATGCCAATATATCTATTCTTGCCAGAATGTCCATAGCTGACAACAGAAAGAAAATAAAATACTGGGACGATTACTTCCACCCAAATATCTTGCTTTATCCAAATTATAAGATAGAAGAAGGGGATTTTGAACAATGGATTATTGCAAATAAACTTGATATAGTAATTTTTGTAGAGGAACAACATACCAAAAATCTTGTCCCAATTTGCAACAAATTAGGGGTCAAAAGTATAAATTATGTCGTATGGGAATTCATAAATCCGGCAGAACTTCAATATTATCAACAGTTTACACATATTGTTTGTCCTACCAAATCCTCATATAATCTCTTAAAAAACGATCATCTTTTAGATAATGCTGTTTTTGTTCCTTGGGGGATAGATTTAGACCAATATTCCTTCCAAGAACCTATCAAAAAAGATAAACCCTTAATTTTTTTCCCAGCAGGTTTTGGTGGGGTAAATGATCGTAAGAATGAAAAAGCTGTAGTAGATGCTTTTAGTTGGATTTGCCCAAGAGACAAAACTTTACTGCACATTCATACACAGCAGGAGAATCAATCAGTGAGGTCACAAAATGTTATAAAATCAAGTTCCACTGTCTCTACTCAGGAACTTATTAAATATTACCAAGAGGCAGATTTGGTGGTATTGCCAAGCCGATGGGAGGGTAATTGCCTTCCGCAGATGGAATCTTTAGCATTGGGCAGACCTGTAATAGCAACTGATTGTGCTCCTCTAAATGAAAGGATAATTGAGGGGGAAAATGGTTATTTAATAAAAGTTAAAGAGAAGAAAGAAATTCCTGGAATTTTCGTTAAATCTTGTGAGGTAGACATTGTAGATTTTGCTGAGAAAATGATAGAACTATCTGAAAACAAAGAGGAATTATATAAAATGCAATTAGCAAGTAGGAAGTATGCTGAGGCTAACCTTGGGTGGTTTGAGAATTCTAAACATTTAATTGACATAATTGTATAATATGATAATATTAAACTATGAATAAAATAATAAAAAGGAAAAAAGAAGATTTTGGGTTGGATTGTCATACATATATTATGCATAGATTGGGATTTGTTCCTGACCCTTCTAAGGAGGAATCAAGAAAACCAGCAATATATATTGCAACTATATTGCAACTTTTATGCCAATATTGTGTTAATTGTGTTCTTAGAAGAACCCTTGAAATTGATTATTTGTGGTGGGAATTTGAACATAAGAAATTTCAAATTAAACCAGAGGAAACTTATAATGATGTAGTATTAACATATATTTCAAGTAGATTAACAGACCCAGAAAATGATTGGACACCTTCAAATGATTGGAATAATCATAGCATAGAAGAAAAGAAGGATTGGGTTGATGAAACTCTTTCCATTTTAGCCAATAGCAATGCTAAAGAAGCTATTAGTAAAATAATAGAAATTGATAATCTTTATAGTGAATTTGAAAACAAATTTGGGAGTAGGTATAAAAACAAATAGAGGTATAAAATGACAAAAAAAGAGGAAAAAAAGTTAAGACCTTTAGAAAATTTTGAAGACGACTTTATAGAGTACGCAGTTAATAGGCTTTCCTTGAATGAAAAGGAAGATGATATAGAATTAACAAAAGATTCAATTTACCATGCCTTACATCTTTTGTGGCAGTTTGGGGAAACAGATAGAGATTATAGATTTTTAATTGGATTTTTATCCAATGTATATGATTTTTATGAAGAATTTGAGAATAAATTTGGTGATAGATATGAGACGACTTGCTCATGTTGTCAAGAAAAATTGGAAAATGGGGAAGACCCTACAGTAGAAGTTGATTTGGAAGATGATGAGGAAGAAAATTAAATGAAATTCTCAATTATAATTACTGCATATAATCAACCCCAGTTTTTGTCAGAAGCGGTGGAGTCTTGTTATAATCAAATATATAAAGAACCATTTCAAGTAGTAATTATAGATGATTCAGATACCCCATCTACCTCAAAAGTTTTATTGCCGGATAGACCTGAAATAGACTTAATATACGTGAAGAATGAGCAAAATCTTGGCCTACAGAAGAGTCATAACATAGGAGTTTATTATTCTAAAGGTGAATGGTTAATTAGATTAGACCACGATGATGTTTTGATGCCAGATGCTTTGCAAAAACTTTCAAATTTTATTGATAAGGAAGTAAATAGAAAGATTGGATTTATATATTCAGATCTTAAAATTTTAGGAACAAATCAGGTTAGAAAATATCCTGAATGGAAATCTGGAAGTATAAAGGATCTTCAAAATATTGGGCATCTTCAATGCTACAGAAGGGATAAAACATTAGAAATTGGGGGATGGGACACAACGCTTAAATATTCCGCAGATACGGATTTTATTATTAGACTTGTGGGGCATTCTGTTCAACTAAAGCATATATCAGAAGTTTTGGTAGAGAATCGTTTGCATTCTGAGCAATTTACTCAGAAATGGGTAAGAGAAGGAAATGACCCTCAGTATTGGAAGAATTTAATATTTAATCGGGCACTCCAACGGAGACCCGACCTTTGGGTTGAGGGGAAATTCAATATTATTTTACAAACATCTGGTAGTCATTTATGGAGGTCTGAGACAGAATTTATAAATAATTTTTTAAAGACACAAGAAAATATGTTGAACGGCCTGGATTTAGGTTGTAATAATCGAAAAAAGGTGAATTTTGCAGTTGGGGTGGATCAAGACAGAAATGGTGGGAAGACACCAGAATTAGTTTGGGATGGGACAAAGGAATTACCTTTTAGAGATGAAACACTTGATTTTATTTGTGCTTCTCATCTTATCGAACATATTAAAGACCCTGTTCAAGCAGTAGAAGATTGGTTTAAGAAATTAAGAGTTGGAGGGGTATTGTTACTTATTGTTCCTCATAAAAGATATATTCCAAACATCGGGACAGAACAAGCAGACCCAACCCACATAAATGACTTTTTGCCAGAAGATTTTAGGAACATGGTTTTAGCTAAATTACAAACACAATTTAAATTATTAAGTTTTGATAAAATTCAAAATTCATGGTCTTTTGATTGTTTTTTACAAAAATTATAATATGAAATTAATAAGAAAAACAAGAAAAGAGAAAAATAAGAATGGTAGATGGATTTATTATGGCATATTTTTATGTTCTTTTTGTTTACAAGAAGTTGAAAGACAATTAAGTAGTGGAAAAAGATGTAAATCCTGTGGTTGTCAGCAATATTCTAAGGAAAGAAATAAGAAAGTATCTGAATCTAAAAAGGGAAAGAACAATCCACAATTTGGAAAAAAGGGTGAAAAAAGCCCCTCTTTTGGTAAAAAAGTTACAGAAGAAACAAGATTAAAAATAAGAAATAAAGCTATGGGGAGAGAAGTGTTAGAAGAAACAAGACAAAAAATGTCTAAATATAGAAAGGGTAAATGGATAGGAAAAGATAACCCTATGTATGGGAAGAAACGGGAATTATCCCCAAATTGGAATGGAGGCTCTTCTTTTGAAATATATCCTAAAGAATTTAATAAAGAATTTAAACAATTCATTAAAAATAGAGATTTAAATATATGTCAAACACCTGGATGTATGAACACAGAAAATTTATGTATTCACCATATAGATTATGACAAGAAAAACAATAACCCAGAAAATTTAATAACTTTGTGTGGTAATTGTCATTGTAAAACAAATGTACATAATAGGGAATATTGGACTAATTATTATTCTGAGATTGTGAGTGTTTATTTATAAAGGATAAATATGGATTATCAAAAACATCTTTTTATCACGGGATTTTTTAGATCAGGGACTTCACTACTCACCAAATTTTTGCATGACTTAGGTTATAATACAGGAGGTTCTTGGAACGATTCCATAAATGCAGGTTTTGAAGACGAACAGGTACAAGCCGTTTTAACTACTTTTCAAAATAACCCTTTTTCAGAAGAACTAATTTTATTTTTGGAAAAAGAAATTGCTAAAATTGATAAAATTGTTATGAAGCACCCTCGTTTACTTTTTAATCCAAATATTTTAAAAATTTGGACTGTGGTAAAACCTAATATATCTGTTTTAATAACCTATAGGGAACCATTACACGCATTAGAATCAAAGAAAAGTCATGGTAATTTAGGATATTACACAAATTTCTCACCTGCTGAATTGGATGAAAAATTTAAAGTTTTTATAAATACGTGTATAAATCTTAGAATAAAACACCATATTTTGTATTTTCCCTATTTTCTTGAGAATTATGATGAGGTTTATCATAGTATAAGTTCTTTGGGCATTCATATAGATAAGGATAGAGGAAGACAAATTTGGCATTCTATTGTAGATTTTGAAAAGGTACACTATGGAAAATAAAAAAAGAATACATTTGGTTGGGGCTAATACAAAGAACCCTAATGGGATGGAAAATTTTATTTCAAAAGCATTTAAAGATTTGGGTTATGAAGTAATAGAAACCGATTATAGAGTTATGAATAGACACGAAGTTTCTAATAGAATAAGATATATTACAGATGCAGAATTTTTGTTGGTAATTAAGGGGGAACGCATAAACCCAGAGGATGTTTTTGCTTGCAGGATATGTAAAATACTATATTTGCAAGACTCTGTGCAAGCAAACCAAGAAGCCGCTTTCATTATTCAGACAAAATCCCCTCTATTTGATATTGTATATTCCTTCACAGAAGCAGAGCTTCCTTTTTATAAACAATTCAATAAGAATTCTTTTTTCCTTCCATTAGCGGCGGATAAAGAAGTTCATAAAGATTTGCAAGTATCAAATAAATTAATAGATGTTGGGTTCGTTGGCAATCTGAATGTGAATAGGATCAATATGATAAACTATTTATTGGATAAGGGAATCCCCATCCAGTATTCTTATACACATATAGATTATGTAAAAACAGTTAATGACACAAAAATCAATCTTAACATAGGAATAACAAACTCAGGATACCAAATGAGGGTGTTTGAAATTTTGAGTATGGGGGGACTTCTTCTAACAAATAAAGTGGAAGGGGAAACAGAATTATTTCAAGATGGGATACACCTTAGATATTATAAAGACTTTGACGATTTGGTAAATCTATGTTACTATTATAATATACACAGAAGCGAAGCAAAAGAAATTGCAGGAAGAGGACAAGACTTGGTTTTAAGAAAACATCTATATACTCATAGAGTTCAACAAATCGTGGAGGATGTATGCCAGATGAAGAATTGAGAGAAATTTATAATAAAGTTTATGAAAATGACAAGGAAGAATTTTTCACATCTCCATTAGACCTTATATATTCCGAAGTTTATAAAATGATTAAAAATCATATAAATGGGAAAAAAATCTTGGATTTGGGGTGCGGGACAGGAAATTTCTTAACAAGATATGCAACTTTGGAAGAACCTTCTGAGCTTCACGGCTATGACTTTTCTGGGGTAGGAATAAATAAAGCAAAAGAAAACGAAGTAACAGCGTTGCGAAAGATTGATTTTAGACATATATCATTTGAAGATCTAAAATTTGAAATTGAGGAAAATCTTTGTCTTGATAAAGAACACTTTGATGTCATTGCATCAATCGGCGTTATCGAACACCTTGATAATCCTGAAATTTTGTTTTATATCGCAAATAAACTTTTAAAATCCGGTGGTTATTTTGTTTTGGAACATCCAAATTTTCTAAATCTTAGGGGTGTTATATGGAAAACATTAGAATTGTTTGTTGGAGCAGAAATGTCAAAAACAGATAAACAAATGATTTTGCCTGATAAAATATTTGAATACATTAATCGCTATGATTTTGAATGTGAAACAATTTTAACCTTTGATCAAGAGAGGGGGATGTATTTAGATATGGTTAGAGATTTTGTTACAAGATTAAAACTATCAATGGAGGGCAAAGTAGCAGATTTGGATACAAAAATAGTTGCTTTTTTTGAATACTTAAAATTTGTAACAAACGAAAGGATTTTTATATCGGGACCTGCAAATGGAGCGGAGATACTCTATAAATTTAGGAAGAAATAATTAATAAAAAGGAGACTAAAATGGGGAGAAAGAAATTGGAAGTAGGTTCAACAGTAAAGGAAAAGGTATTTAAGTTTTTAGATGAAGCTGGGGGTAGTCTTTCTTATAATATGATTACATCGGTTTCTTTAAAAGAATCAACTTTCAGAACGATTCTCAGTCAATGGAGGAAAGAAAAGGGTGTTGTGGTAAAAAGAGGGGGAAGAAAGAAGGTAAATGATTAATGAAACTAAAAAACAAAAAAAGACTTTTTGGTATTGGAGCAATGCTCGGATCTGTTTTTGTTGGGCAGTATAGAGTTAATATGGAAAATGATTATCTTTATTTTTTATACACAATTTCAGTAATTGCTTTATTTGTTTGGGGATTTTTTGTGACTCTTTTTAATGAACTTGAGAACTAAAAGTGGAAAATAATTTAGAAAAACCTACATACAATACTACAGTTATTGTACCCATGAGATCAGGCTCAAAGGAAATAAAAAATAAAAATATTAAGAATTTCCTTGATCTACCACTTTATTATTGGACCATCAAAAAATTATATCACTTATATAAGAATGGAAAAATTAATAAAGTAATAGTTTCTTCTGACAGTGATTGGTACTTGGAAATGGTAAAATTGCACTTCGGATTAATATTTGATGAAGAGGCTTTAATTTTATCAAAAAGAATAGATGATTTAGCAACAAGTTTCACAACAACTGAGGAAGTATGCCTAAACGAACTCTACAAGTATGGAATATATACAGGTATTTTGGGTATTGTTGAAGTGACTTCCCCCTTAATACCAATAGACTCATTAGATCTTATGCTTGATTCAATAGATGATTGTGTGGATTCTTCTTTTATCATTCATGAAGATATTGGGCAATTTTGGAAATGTCCGAGACCAAAGTTTGAATGGGAAGCATTATATACCGATAGGAAAATGAGGCAAAATGATGATGATACTTTATTTAGAGAAGTTGGAGCTTGGGCTATTAAAATAGAAAGATTTTTGAAGGATAGGGTTAGAATTGTTCATCCATGCAAACCAGTTATTATTGATAAATTATATGGTATAAGTATAAATGATGAAATTGATTTTGTTAATGCAGAAGCTTTAATGAAAGAAAATTCTGCTCAAATTTTTAAAAATACTGGAATTTATAAATGAATAAAAAAATAATACTCGTTGCTGGTGGTCACGGTTTACTTGGGGGTGAATTTGCATATACATTATCCAAAGATGATAATAATGAAGTAATTATTTTGGATTTGCCAAGTAAAAAAATCAATAGATTGATTAAAAAATCACGTTTTTACCCAATAGATATTACAGATGAAGAGGATGTTAAAACAACAATTTATCAAATATATGATAATTATGACAGAATTGATATACTTATTAATTGTGCTGCTATAAATTTTCCTCCAAAAGAAGGTGTGAATAACAGTTTTGAAATCTATAGTTTAGACAAATGGAATAAAACATTATCTGTTAATTTAACAGGAGCTTTTTTGCTTAGTAGAGAATGCATAAAATATATGTTGAAAAATACAAATGAAGGGTTTAAGGGAACTATTGTGAATATAATATCAGACCTTGGTATAATAACAAGTGATCAAAGAATATATGAAAATGGATATATTAAACCACCAGATTATAGTGTCTCAAAAGCAGGTCTTATACATCTAACTAAGTACATTGCCAGTTATTATGGCAGTCAGATCAAGTCGGTTTGTTTATCCCCAGGAAGTGTGTATAATGGGCAATCAGATACTTTAAAAAAGAATTTGGAAGATAAAATACCGATCGGCAGGCTTGCCAAAGTTGATGAGTATAATGGTTCAATTAAATTTTTGTGTAGTTCAGACTCAGATTATATGCAAGGGGGTAATTTAATTTGTTGTGGAGGTAGAGATATAATATGAATAATATCGGAATAATGCAAGGAAGATTAATCCCACCAAGGGGAAGAGAGCATGTGCAATTTAATCCCTATGGTCAGGAAATAAGCGAAGAATTTGAAAAAATTAGTGAGATTGGATTAGACTATATTGAATGGATAATACCAAAAACAAACCCCAATTTATTTTTAGGTGATTTTTATTCCTGTGGCACGATCCAGAGTTTAATTAAATATTTTAAAGTTCCAATTAATGCCGTTTGTTTAGATTATTTAATGGATATGGATTTGAATAAGGATGAAAATTTAATTTTTGCAAAAAAGTTATTGACTTGGATAGCTAATATCGCATATAGGGTTGATTGTGGGTTATTGGTTATTCCCATATATGTAAAAAATATGGATTTTCCAACAATTCAAGCATTGTTATCTTCAGTCATAGAAAATTTCCATGTAAGAATAGCTTTTGAATTTTTAGATGTAAATAGTTTTGCAGGAATAAATTTTATAAATGATCTAACTTACCCTGATAAATTAAATTCAAGATCGGGTAGAATAGGGTGTTGTTTTGATATTGGAAATAATTATAATAGAGATGTAATTAAAGAAATGGAAAATTATAATGATTATAATATGTTACATCATATTCATATAAAAGAAAAGGATTCTAAAGGAAATACAGTTCCATTGGGCGAAGGTGTTATTGGAAGAAATGGATGGAAGGATTTATTTACATTTTTAAGAAGGGTGGATTACTTGGGAAATTTTACATTACAAGTCGCTCGTGGCGTGGAAGGGGAAGAAGTAGAAACTATCAAAGAACAAATTGAATTTGTTAGGGATTTATTATAAATGATGGCAGAAGATAAAAATTTTATAAAGTCTTTAAATTTGCAGGGCAGAACTTTAGATGTTGGTAGTTTGGATATAAATGGTTCTATAAAAAGTTTATGTGAAGGTTTTTATATCGGAATAGATATAAGAAAAGGCAAAAATGTAAATATTCAAGCATCAAGTCACAATTTACCATTTAAATCAAATAGTTTTGATAATGTTATTTCTATAGGAACATTGGAGCATGATACTTGTTTTTGGACAAGTTTAGATGAGATGAAAAGGGTGTTAAAAGTGGGTGGAAAATTAATATTAAGTGTTCCTGAGTATAAGTTCAAATATCATGAACACCCAAAAGATTATTGGAGATTTAGTTTAGATGCTGTAAAATTATGTTTTAATCATTTTTCAAATATTATTATATGGGAATCAAAAATTAAAGATGATTGCATAAGAGTTTGGGGGATTAAGTAAAAATGGAGAGAGAAACTTTTTATAAAAAATACAATGATACTGAAAAAGTTAATAAAATAATTCAAGATTTTCATGACTTGTACTATGAATCCTCTTGTATTGGTGGAACTTGGAAAAACACTAATTGGTTGGGAGTTCCTATTCAGAAATGTCCATTAGATTGTTGGATATATCAAGAATTAATTTGTAATATAAGACCTGATTATATTATAGAAACTGGGACTAAAGTTGGGGGTTCTGCATTGTTTTTTGCATCAATATGTGATATGATAGGTAATGGGAAAATTATAACAGTAGATACTAATGGTAAGGGGAACTTGCCTGAACATGGAAGGATTTCTTATCTCTGGGCTAATTCTGTTGATGAAGCTACAATAAATTTTATTAATCCAAAGGTGAAAGATAAAAAAGTTATGGTTATTCTTGATAGTGACCATTCTAAAAGTCATGTTTTAAAAGAACTTGAAATATATAGTAAATTTGTTTCTGTAGGGTCTTACATTATTGTGGAAGATACAAATACAGCAGAACCATTAGAAGCTGTTTTTGAATTTATTGGTAATTCCAAGAATTTTATAATTGATAGATATTGTGAAAAATTTTATTTAAGTTTTGCTCCGTATGGATTTTTGAAGAGGGTGAAATAATATGAAAAACTTTTTAATTTGTGGGGCGGGGAATATAGCACAAAGGCATTTCAGGAATCTTAAAACTTTATTGCCTGATTGTGTAATTGATATTTATTGTTCTAAAAGAGAACAATATAGAATTTTTGATAATAATTTGAACATTACACTTAGCAATAATTTATTAGATTTTTATGCTATAAATGAAATTTATCATGATTTAGATGAAGCATTATTAAATAAATATGATGCTGCTTTTGTTTGTTCATTGCCTCCTGAAAGGATAGATATAGCAATAGAAATAGCAAAGAGGGGATTTAATCTTTTTATAGAAAAACCTTTATCTAACAATTTAGCCCAAATTTATAGATTACAAGATAAAGTTGAAGAAAATAATTTGAAATGTGCTATGGGATTTCAGATGCGATTTCATCCAAATCTTCAAAAATTAAAAAATATGGTGGATAATAATGAATTTGGGGATATTTATAGAATTGAAGCATATCATTGTAATAGTATTTATAATTGGACAAATGGTAGAGATTTAAAAGACTTTTATGCTTTGAAAAATGAAGCGGGGGGTGGGGTTCTCAATAGCCAAAGCCATGAGATAGATTATTTAACATGGATTTTTGGGCAACAGTATCCTATATCAGCTATTTATAGCAATAGATTAGGGTATGGGGTTGAGGATAATATTACTATTTTAAGTTCTTTAGAATTAGATAATAAATGTATTCCTATAATAATAAATTTAGATTTTTTATTAAAAGTTCCTACAAGAAAAATTACTGTTTATGGTATAGAAAAAATAGAAACTTTTGATTTATTGCCTAATAATTCTGATGATTGGAATGATTTGTTTTATCGTGAGATGGAAGCATTTATTGGTTTGATAAATGGAAAAAAGCAGTTAAATTTAGCAACTTTAGAGGATGGAATACAAAGTCTTGTGTACGTTTATGACATAAAATCAAATTTTCATCAAAATAATTAAAGTATATGAATTATTATTCTCATACATGTAAATGTGGTTGTGGTGGTCAAATAGAAATAAAGAGACATCATAATTGGTGTGGTATTCCTAATTATATACAAGGACATCATAGTAAAGATAATAATCCTAATTATAGACATGGTGGTAAAGGAACAAGATTGTATAATATTTGGAGAGAGATAAAAAGAAGAGTTTACAATTCAAATTTTAAACAGTTCAAAGACTATGGTGGAAGAGGGATAACAGTATGCCCAGAATGGACAAACAAGTTAAATGGATTTATTAATTTCAGGGATTGGGCAGTAAATAATGGGTATAAGGATAATTTACAAATAAATAGAATAAATAATGATGGTAATTATGGACCATTTAACTGTAATTGGGTAACTGCAAAAGAGAACACAAGAAATACAAGGCAAGTCATTTTAACTTTAGAAAAAGCTAATGAAATTAGAAAGTTACACAAAACAGGAAATTATACACAAAAGGAATTGGGTATTGAATTTAATATGGATGCATCAAGTATTTCACTTATTATTAGAAATAAATCATGGATATAAAAGATAACATGATAAAAATAAGGAGGATATATGAGAGGAAAAACAGCAAAACGTTTGAGAAATCTTGCTAAAAAATCAGGTGAAACGGAATCAACAAAATATCTTTGTACAGATGGTTCTATTATTTGGAAGGGGTTAATTAGGATTTATAGAGATTTAAAAAAGGAATGGAAGAGAAAGAAATGGGATTTGAATAAGGGGGAATTTATAAAATGAATTCTGTGATATTGGTTGGGGAGATTGGAATAAATCATAACGGGGACATGCGTATTATTAAACAACTTATAGATACTTGTTCTGATCTTAATATCCCCTACGTGAAGTTCCAAAAACGAGATATAACTTTATGTTACACAAAAGAATTTTTAGATAGCCCTAGAGAAAGCCTTTTTGGAAAAACCCAGAGAGCACAGAAGGAAGCTCTCGAACTATCTTTAGAACAGTATCAAGAAATTGATGAATATTGTAAAGAAAAAGGAAATGTATCTTGGTTTGCAAGTCCTTGGGATTTACAATCAATAGCTTTTCTTAAATCTAATTTTCCAAACATGTCTTATTTAAAGATTCCATCAGCAAAGGTTACAGATGAAGTTTTTTTAAAAAAATGTGTAGAAACAGGATTTGATTTAATAATGTCCACCGGAATGTGCGATTTGAAAATGGTGGGTAAAGCAGTTTCTACAATTACAGATAAATTAAGATTTTTGCTTGGTTGTACTAGTAGTTATCCTTGTCCATTAAAGGATATTAATCTTAATCAGATAAAATTCTTATCCTATTATTTTAAAACACCTTATTGTGATATCGGTTGGAGTGACCATACCGGAGGAATTTTATTCCCTTCATTAGCTGTTTCTCATGGAGCAAAAATGATTGAAGTACATATTACACTTGATAGAAAAATGTATGGTTCAGATCAAAGTTCTTCACTTGAGCCAGAAGGAATTAGGCATCTTGTAAAATATATAAAAGCTATAGAAGAAGGTATGGGTGAACCTTGTAAAGAAATACAAGAATCAGAAATACCAATTATAAAAAAATTGAGGAATATTTAATGAAAACTGATCTATCAAAAATAAAAGAAGTCTATGAAAAATATAAAGATATGGAAGAATCTATTATGAAATGGAATAGTAATAAACAAGTGGCTGAAATACTGCAAGACTTGTGGCTATCTGTTAAACAAACTTTGGGGCATAAAAAAGGGGATAAATGAAAAAGAAAATTTTAATCACAACAGCGATGGAGAGGACTTCTAGGATACTTCTTAGGACGGAATTATTTGAATTATTGAAACAAGAATATGATATTATTGTTGCTTCCCCTGCTGAGTTGTCCCCACAGTGGAGAGAAGAATTTAAAGATATAACTTTTTTTTCAGATTTAATGCAAAAAGGGGATGCTAAAAATATTAAAGATATTATGGAAAGAGGCAATATTTCAGCAATAGTGGCTTGTGGTAATTCAGATGTTCCAGCACACACTTTTGATGTTAATTTTCAGAAAATGGGCAGAGCGTTAGGAATACCAATAATAATTATACAAGACTTCATAGATTCAATTTTCCATCCAATGCCAATCACCCCTGATTTATACTTGTGTTGGGGAGATTTTTTTAAAAGAATGTATTCAAGAAAAAGGGATGTAATGATTTGGCATCCAATTGGGTCTTTACATGGACTAAGTGTGGAAGAAGCATTACCTAATGTTGTTGTAACAGGTCCTTGTCATTTTGATATTTATAGAAAATCTGAATATTATAATAGGGAAAAATTTTGTTTAGAAATAGGTTTTGATATAAAGAAACCCATATTTACATATCTTCCAAATGGGGAAATATCCCAATGGGTATTTGATACGTTTGACAATTTTATGGAGACGGCTAAAGAATTCGGTGCTCAAGTAATCATAAAAGCACACCCTATTAGAACTGGGGATAGTTGGATATATAATTTAATTATTAAGAAATATCCAACAGTAGATGTTAAAATTATAGCAGATCCAAGCCTTAACAAAGGCACTGCTTACGGTGTTAAAGAATATGAGGGGCATTCATATCATTTAGATAATTTCGATACATGGGCTTTAGGTAATTTACTATTTAATTCTGATATTTGTTGTAGTATTCCTTCTACTTCAGCACTTGAGGCTTTAATATTTAACAAGCCTGTTGTATTAGAAAATATGTATTGGTCACATCCTTATGAGGTTCGTAAAAATGTAATGAATTGGTACTGGAATGTGCTTGATAGTTATAAGTGTGTGAACCGAAGCAAGAAGTATGGGGAGTTGTTTAACTATATAGAGGAAAATCTAAAGAATCCTAATAAAAATATGGAAGGTAGAGCAAATATAGTAAAAGACTTTTTCAATGGGGTTCAGGGGAATAGCTGTGTTTTAACTTTTGAAGCAATTAAGAATTTTTTAGAAGGGGATCTTAATACAGAAGAGGAATTAAAAAATCTTTATGAAGACCCAATCAGCATGGAATAATTATAAGGAAATTATATAGTGAATCTTTTAAAACAATTTGATGGTTCTATTGATCAATCTGGCAAAGTCCTTTTATTGGATCACTATATGGGGATCGGGGATGCACTTTGGAGGACTTGTCTGCACAGAGAGTTAAAGAGAAGAAATCCTGATTTAAAATTATGGGTTTCTTCGATTGGAAACTATTGGAAACCTCTTTATAAAACAAATTCTTACATAGATAAACTCGTGGATCGTGTTGGGAATCCCCCATATACAAATGGAGTAGATTACTACATCTCAGATAGGGTTTGCCCACACGTTGTTAGTTCATATAGTAGAGAAATGGACGCACTGGATTCCTTAGAAATTTGGGCAGGTTTCCTGATACGAGACAAATCATTTGTATATGAAGTTTTGCCAGAGGAACAAAAGTGGGCAACAAGTTTTTTATCAAAATATTCAAGACCAATTGTGGGGGTACAGTTAAAAGCCTCTTCTTGGGTTAGGAATCCTGTGCCAGACGAAATTATTAGGCTTATTAGAATGCTAAGATATAATAATTGCACAGTGGTTGTTATGGATAACCATCCTTTCGGTTTTAAAGATGATGGGGTCATAAACTTGTGTGGGAGTTATGATATTAGAGAAGTTGTAGCAATTATTAAAAATGTTGATGCTATGATAACACCAGATTCGGGTC